ATCTTCTGCTGCGCCTGCTGATCTATTAAGTATGATGCCTAAAATGTCTGAGAATGATTTAGTTTTTAATTCTGCCTGAGTCAAACCTGTGTTGTATTTTACTAAACCGCGAGTGATTCCAACATATCCCTTACCCAAATCTTCTGTGACTGTAGCAAGATCAATGCCAGAAGCTCGGCTGATAGTAATTGCATCATTGAGAAGTTTTTGAGACTGAGCCAATGAGCCAGTCGTGGTTAATAAACGCTGAAACGCTGGACGAAGGACATCATCTGCAATAGCAGCAGACTTCTCAAGATTGGCTATGTACTCAGCAATTTGAGGATTAGCAAAGCCAATGCCTAAATTTTCTACGGCTCTGGTAAGTCTTAAAGCAGCTGCTTCATCTTCAGCAAAAGCCTTTACAGATGCCTTGCTGTAAGCAAGGATGGCATTTGCTCCAAAAGCAATACCTGTTGCAGCGGCTAATTTCTTAACATTGCCAGTTAGTTTTTGTGTTGCTGTTTCGGCTTGCTTAAAAGCCTTCTTGCCTGTGAACTCCGCGGCAATGTTAATAGCTACATTGCTCATGCGGCTCTCCTCAAATCTACTATTTCTGTTCTCTTATTGAATTGAGCAGTTGTATTTTCAATAGCCTTAAACACAGAAGCGTTAGCCTTACCCTGAGTCTTAGCCCACGCTCTAAAGATTAAGCGACCCATCATTCGATGGTCTCCCTTTTTGTTAGGGCCATAGAGCTGACCAAGATTGGAAATAAACTGATTGCCAGCATAGCGATTGACTGATCGAGATACACCCTTGCTTGCACCGCCAGCTTTAGGGCCTACCCAATTTTGACCTTGACCATTCTTTCGGCCAGCAGTCTCATAGATAGCACCAATCATGCTTTTGTTTTGGATTCTGATTGTATTGACAAAGCCATTGCGGTTAGGTTGAGAAGGTGTAGTTTTGTAGATAATGCCTCTGCGGATTACGCCTGAGTCATACATAGGAAATCTTGCCTCAGAAAATGCTCGAGGTTGCCATCCGCTCATAGGAGATGAAGGCGGCACAAATGAACGAGCTTCTGCAACTACTGGCTTGAGAATTTTGCCAAGTTCTTTAGTTAATTCTTTGGCTAGGTCTGGAGCGTAATTAGCCAAAGCCCTACGAAGTCCGACCGCGCCCACGACTTCTGTTGGCATCTCTGATCTCCTTCGCTTCATCGCTTAGACCTTGTAGCAATGCATTTAGCATTGTTCTGTCTAACTCTAATAAATGTTGTGGCGCGATCCCTAACCTTATGCTTAGCCTAGCAATAAGGTAGGTGAACGGTAGATCGCGCTTTAAGCTAAAGGGTCGGAATCAAGCACCTCTACACTTTTGAGTGTTTCGATGTATTCCATCCCGAATGGCTTAACAGTCTCACCTGACCTGCGTGTAATTTCCCACGACAACCAATAGACATCCGACTGCTTTTCATCTTGGCGAAAAGCTTGGTGGAAGCCCTTTTTAGCATACTGTTCAAATGCGTACTCCACTGCTGGAGTAATTTCGCCTTCTAGTACGCTTCCATCTTGCCGAACTATCTTCAGTCTTGCCATGTTTTGCCCCTTTGTTAGTTTTTAGAAAGTACCTGTAGTTGCTACTGCCACTGTTGAGTTAGCAGTAAATGTAATCGATTGCATACCGATGCTTGCGACATCTCCTGCAATATCAGTTGTGTTATTGATTAACAGAGAAACTGTATAGAGAGGGTTTGTAGCAGATACCGCTGTTCCCTTTGTCTGTAGGAATACAGCTGTTACTGTTGTACCCCATGCAGCTTGAAGTGTCTGTAATGTCTTTCCTGTTGCTGTGTCGTTCAGGAAGTCAATAGTTACAGTTGATGATTCCAAACCTTTTACAAATTTGTGAGATGAGTCACCCATTGTTGTCACCTCAAGTTCATCAAATACGCGGTTAATTGTAACTGATGTTACTAAATCTGATAGATCGACGGAGTTAATCTTGACCCCGACATTGTTATTTAAGAATACGGCCAATTTTTATTCCTCGTCTTTCTTAGTAGTTGCTGGCTTTGGTGCTGATGGTGCAACCTGTCCGATTTTAATCAGAAAGGCTTCGTTCTCTTTTTCCCAATCGGACATGGTTATTCCCAACTTGTTAAAATGGATACGGACATCGCACAAACGAAATCTTCTATGCCATTCAAGTTGCCTTCGTTATCGAATAAGGCGGTTGTAATAATTAGACGAAAGTTAGCCATAGGACTAATGCCTATGTGCTGGTTATTTGTTGGAACAATGTATTCATCGGCAGGACTGACGATTACAGAATTGGCAAGAATCGTGCTTGGCGGAAAAGCAAAAACTTGATACTTTGTATTATCTACTAAAGCGGTGGCTAGAGTAGTTCTAAGGGTGGTAATTGGAACTGGCATTAGCCCACCATTGAAGTTGGTGCAAGTGCATGAGAAATCAATCCCCGTACTTTCGCCAATAATTGCGCTGACATCCTGTACGGGGATGGCTGGAAATCAACTGCATTTGAGCCGCTGAGAGTCGCGGTTCTTGCTTGCCAGATTTCAACAGCGATCATCAAAGCTGCGTTTTGAACTGCTTGATCTAAAGTCCAGTCCACATAAGTATCTGCTGTGACTACACCAAAAGGTTGTACTAAGTAAAGTGTGCCTGTAGTTGCTGTGTTGCTATGTGCAATGTTGTATGTTGTGTTAGTCCAGAGCATAGGCAAAAGGACTGCATCAGCAGCATCGCACACGGATTCCAATACAGAATCTTGATAGAGCGTTCCCACCCCAAGTGTGCTGCGAAGTTCCGCGACAGTCGTTAATGCCATGATGATCCTTTCTAAAGACTCTCAGGGGTAGAGGGCTACTACCCCTGAGAGCGACTTAGTTACCTATTTATTAAGTTAGGTTGAACTTGCGAACACCCTTACCAGACTTAGCAAGGTAAATTGCTAGGTATCCGTAAAGGTTGATTTCGATTTCGCCTGATGTTAGAACATTTACGCGAAGTTGTGTCTGTGGTGATTCCCATACATAAACAGATGATGGAGCAACCAAGAACATTGAGTTATCGACTACACCAGATGTTGAGATGTTGTGATCTACAATGAGGTCAGTTCCAAGAACATTTCCGCGAACAGATGAAGCTACTGCTGAACCTGATGCGTTCTGCGTGGCGCCTTGAGCTGAGTACAATGCGCGGCCAGTTGTATCCGCGAATCCTGCGATGGCTGCCCAAGCATCGGTAGATGCAACTAGCTTGTTAGCAAAGTCTCCGCCTGTACCCTTGTAAGCTGCTGCGCCTTCTACAGAAATAAATGATTGCAATCCAGCTGCTGTTGCTGCTGTTGTTGCTGCTGTTGTACCAGATGCTACATAAGCAGCTAGAAGTGCTGCGTCTGTTGCCTTCTCGTAAGATTTTCTGAGCTCAGCCATCAAAAGTTCCATAAATGCAGGCTGGCTGCGGTCGATGAGTTCGAAGCTCACACGGTTTAGCGCACTGAACTTGTTGATGTCGATTGTGTCATAACTTGAAGTCATGCCTGTTTCAGATGGTGCTGCACCTTCGTTTGTGTCAGCTGTTGTTGGTGCAACATCTGGAGTGCTCGCATTGGTATAAAGGCGAGGCACAGTGAAGCTCATCCCACTTGGCAAAAGAGCTGATCGTGTTGCTGCTTCAAATGCTGGACGGCCAGTAAATGTGTCAGTAATAAAAGTATCTAGATGTGGCGCTAATGTCAGACCAGTATTTGTTGAAGTCGAATCATCTGCTGCGCGAACTACGCGGCGTGCTTCGTCATCACCAAGTGCTGCCTTGATGTTTGCTTCTAGATATTGTGCTGATGTAATTGGTGCTACGCGCTCACGCACGAATGTAGTTGCTGTTACCACAGGGCGAGCAGCTTCAACCGCTGCTGCTTCTACTGCTGGTGCTGCAACTGTCTCTGGAGTATTTTCCACAGCTGTCTCGCTTTCGGTTTCTGTTTCGGTTTCAATCTCAACGATTCTCGTATTGATTGTTGTGGTTTTTTCTTTTGTGCTTGTTGCAGCTTCTACATCTGACTCAGCTGCTACATCAATTACTTGAGCAGACTTAAAAGCTGGCTCTGTAACTAATGAAACTTCAAACAATTTAGCAGCGGATACATACATCACGCCGCTCTTGTTCTTTGATTTAATAACTTCTACTCCTACAGATAGTCCAGACTGTAAGCCTTCTTCTGCAAGGATAAGTGCTTCTGTTCCACGATTGGAACGAGAGATTTTGAAGCTACCAAAAATGTTTCCTTGAGAATCTTCTGAAAAACTTGTTGCTTTGCCTAAAGGTTGTCTCATGTCATGTTGATTGAGTAGCTTGATAGTCTTAGGATCTTCTGGAAGTGCAATAGCACCCTTTTCAAAGACCACTCGGCCAGCTGATGTATTACCAACTTCGCCTGTACCTGCTGGAACTATCTTGCCTGAGATTGTGCGTTCTTCCACATTGGCAGTTAGTTCAGCAGAGAATGTAAGGATGTTTGTCATTAGATTCCTTCACTTCCGTTTGGTGTTAAATCTTCCATTTCCATAGCCTGTTCAACTGTAATTAGGCCTAGAGATAGCATCTTCTCAAGCACTAGCAGTCTTTCCATTGGATCAGTCTTTAGGAAAGATGAATCGACATCAAAGCGCACAGAATTTCCTCTGGCGGTAATATCGTCCATACTGAGTCTGTGAGAAATCGCATTTACATAAGGCGCAACGCTGAATGAGAAAAATTGTTTTCTTTCATCTAACACATTTGCGTATGTCATTGAATTATTCATTTCAGCTGACAATAAATATGCAGGAATATTACAAAGTCTTGCCACTTCCGTTGAAAGGAACTGTTGCGCGGTATCGTACATCATGTCTTTAGGTGAAAATGATGATGGAGTGTATTCCAAAGTAGAAGTTAAATAAGCAGTTGCACGATTTTGTCTAGCGTTCTTCCATGCTGCTAACAATCCTTGAATTTCTTTAGGATCTAAATCTGCACCATTATTTTTAATCACGCCAGATGGCATTGGTGTGGATGCTGCTATAACAGCTGCTTTGCGTAAATCGATTGCTGCGCGGATAGTTTCTGAACCGCGTTCTAAAATGCCTTCATCAAATGCTTGAAATGTTACAAGTGATCCAAGACCAGACATAGGCACTGCAACTGCATCAATGTAATACTGAGTAATAGTTGTACCATATAAATCAGTTTCAAATGTTACTTTGACATTAGGTATCCATTGAAAACGAGATGGACGGCCATCTTCTGCATAAACTTCTGTAACTTGCCAATACGCGACTCCATACATGAGTAATGAGTCAGTTGTCCACGCCATTGTTACAGAACGAGGTTGGTTGATTGCTGGTTGATCTACCCAAAGTGGATTACCTAGTTCTTCACCAGTTGAATTGCGATAAAGATTCATTGGCAAATCAGCTACAACAGATGCTAAAAGGTTTCTGCATCTAGCAACCGAAGGTACTGACATCGCCTCGTTGCGATTAACGCGTGGCATAATGTAGTTATAGAGAGAGTTTAAATTTTCTCCCATGATGGTTGGTGCGTATTGCGCAAGAAGCGAGTTAGCCTTCTTAGGAGCTTCTGATCTGCTAAAGATACCCATAGACATAAAGGATACCATTTGTCAAGTAATTAGACAAACAATATGGGTGTGTCTAAGTATAAATTTGCGGTTTAGGTTGAGGCAACATTAACTTCGATACAACCATTGCCAAGCCGATAGGTGCTGAGATGTCTCCAGCAGACTTGCGTTTAATAATGCGCCATGCAGAGTCATTGACTTTAGCTGCACAGTTATTCATCTGTTGAATCAACTCAGATTGCCCGTTGTGAACGACTCGATGATTGACCAAGCCTTCTAATAAGTCACCACAGGCTTTATAGAACTGCTGGCCTGAAACATCCTCGACCATTACGCCACTTTGAGCAAGTCTGTCTGCAATAGTCTGTGTAGCGTATTTATCGAAACAAACTAGGCGAGGCTTATAGATGTCAGCCCATCCTTTAATGCTTGCAGCCATTTTTAATTCGTCAATGGCTACTTGAGAGCTGTAAGTCTCCAAGATCCCAATGCCAATCCGCCCATCTGGCAAAATTTGTCCTGCGACCAATGATCCATTGCGCCGAGACGGACTGACATCGAAACCGAATACAGTATAAGCCCCAGCAGTCATTTCTAATGTGCTATCCGATGTTTCTTCTAAAACTCCATGAGGCCACGGGCTTGAAAGGCTGTCAATCCACTGGCAAAGCGTTTCTGTGCGCGTATTTTCAATCGGCGATGTGGCTATCGCTTCTTCAATAGCTTCTTCGGTAATTGTGTAGCCTAAAGACGGATTAGCCATAGCCCATGCATTGCGATCTTCTATCTTGCAGTATTGGGGAGCTGAGTATTCATAGAAACCGAAAGACTTAGGTGGATAAGATATAGCGCGTTCTCTTAAATCATTAAGCACTGTGCTAAAGGCATCGCCAGCATTGCTACAGAGCAGAGTATGAGAATTAGGGTGCGCTCTCGTTACTGGAGTCGCAGCTCTAAATCCTTCTTCGCTAATCTCTCGAACTTCATCGATAAATAACAATCCATTGACTGAACGACCGCGAGAGCCGTCTCTGGTCGCAGCTACAACATCTAATCGTGTGCCGTTGAGCATCTCGATTGACTCAGTGCCATTTGCATAGCGGATCTGCTTGACAAAGCCTTTTAGATGGTCATTATTTTCTAGGATCTCTGTGACTTGTCTGAATGTGTCCAAAGCCATGCTTCGGTTAGAGGACATGATCAAGACATTGGTTTCCCACTTGATTAAGTGAGCCAAAATGAGCATACGCGCTAAATGGGTCTTGCCATTCTGTCGCGCAATCAATAGCAGGTTTGTTTTACGAATCCATTTGCCTTTTGTGTCCACCGTGAGCATATCTTTGAGGACATATTCCTGCCACGGCAATAAAGGCATCTTAATAATCTCGCAGAGCTG